GGCTAATTTAAAACTTAAGCCCATAACCAACGCAGGATAAAACCTTGATGGAATTTCAAGCGTATTAGTATATAGACCAACATCTTGCATCATTTTTTTATAAGAATACTCAATAGCGTTATACATAGAAGAAGGAGTTGGCCATATAGAAATGGAAGGCGTAATAGTTCTGTCAAAATAATAAACAGAAGGTCTTCCTGTAACATTTTTTTTGAGGTAATTGTAAGTATTCATTTCTACTAATTGAACTAATAACAGTATCTGTTACGTTATTATTAAAATAGATTTCTTGAATGTTTAAAGTAGCTCCTTCCGTTTCCCGAATGCGATAATATCTCGCTTCTGCCGGGCTTGTAATATCAAACCAATATAGCTGATCTTTTTTGTATATTTGAGAAGGTATATTTAAAACACTAAACCAAGTGCCATTATCATTAGAGGCTTCAATGTTTAAGGTATATGTAATATCTGCATTCGAAGTAATGCCAAAAAATACTATGTTTTGCTCACTCCCTTCTCCATAATCGTACGAAATATTCCCATTAGCAGCATCTTGAGTACAAGCTGTAGTATTGTTTGCATCAAACGCATTAGCAGCTACTCCCCCATTACTTGATGTTGGAGTACCATTTAATTGACGAGCAGAAGTACGTAAATTAACCTCAGTTAAGTCGCTTACATATTTTTCTAAAGAATATTTATTTTGTAAGGATTTTAATGATAAAAAATCACTATTTAAAGTCCATAAATTAGTAGATTTATTCATCCATTCAAGTAACAGAAGATTAATACTTCTTCTTGCTGACTCTAGTTTTTGTGGTGTAATAAATTCTGGAGCAACGCCTATATTTTCATAAGAATCCCTTATTAAAGATTCTACTTGAACTGATTGAAAATTATAAGTGCCAGAAGCGTTTTTCACAATTTTAAACCTGTATAAAATCAAAATTAACAAACTCTATAATGTCTCTAGAAATAATATCTTGAGAAGGTATAGTTACTTTCATTAAATAATTTAATACTACCCTTTGAGAAAATGCTTGAGGAAGCATATATTCGGTAAAAAAATCAGTTTGGCTATCTGTACTATGCAAATACCCCTCTTCTATTATTCTTTGAAAAGTTAAAGGAATATCATTAATGTTTTTTAAAGAGCTATATAAATGCAAATTATTTATTTGAAAAGGGTCTTCGCCTTTTGATTCTGCAACTAAAGAAAAGTTATAATTTAAATTAGTCCTGTATAAATCAATTGGAATTAATATATATGCCTCGCTACCAATGGTTACATCGATCAAATTTAGATTTGATTGATCTGGAGTAATAGATAGAACTTCGTCAAATACATTCACTGTTTCAACAAATAATATACCATTAGGGCCAGATAATGTTTCAACAATCTCTTGATCATTTTGTTTGCCTTTTATAGTGAAAGACACACTAGACAAGTCAACTAAAGATTGTAAACGCAAATTGCGAGTAGTATTAGTATTTTTTAATATAAGAGCAGTGTTTAAAATTGGGTCTATTAAATTCCCATTAAAATGTAAAGACTCATTAGCAACTAAAGGAACAGCTGTACATATCGCATTGTTATTTGTTAAACCGGCAACTGTACTAATTTGTATATTTATATTACGCATAATAATTTTTTAAATAAATACGCACAATTGATATTAAAGATATTAATTGTGCGTATTAAATGTTAAGCCCCAGGTGAGCCGAAAATACCTCTTGGATTTGATACACCAAATGAATAACGTTCTGTTGCTTTCGCCATGACGTTATCTGTTTGATAATCCACATAAGTATCAGTCTCAACTCCTGTTCTTTGATAATGCTTTAATCCATCAGGAGCATCAGTAAGAACAAACCAAGCATCAGCAGAAGTAAGATATTGATTTACTCTGTATCCTTCTGGAATGTAATCATTGTGATACATAGCATTAATATCGTTGTTTGCTGTACCGATTCGGAATTGGCTATTTAGCAGTCTTGATGCTGAGAATTGTAGCTCTCTAGGTACAATAATCTTTTTAGCCATTGTCTGAGCTAAAATACCTGATTGCATTGGGAACTTTTGAATAGCAATAATTGCTTGCTCTACACCAGCTTCACTAAAATCAACGCTGGCATTTCCAGCTAAAGTATTTGAAAAAGTGCCTCCATCAATTGGATGATTTGCAGAACATACAGCTTGCCCATCACCAATAGGATAAGCTGCATTAAAAGCATTATTAAGTACATTTGCTCCAAGAATATTTTTAGTAACTCTTAAAGAGTTTCTAAGTGATACAGCTTGTTGCGGGAATTGGTTTTGATATAAATTATCTTCAATAGCTTCTTTAGTAATTGTAAAAGATAAACCAACTCTTTTATGTACGTAGTTAGTAATAATTCTTTGTCCCATACTATCTGTTGCTATTGGCTGACCTTCAGGCTTAATATCAGCAGCACCAAGATATTTCATTTCAACTTCGATTTCCTGATATTTATCAGACTTATAAGTCTTAAAAATCTCAGTCCATTGTTCAGGATATGTTGGATATTGACCAAATACTGCTTTTAATCCTGGACGCAGTAATTCGGCAATTTGACCGGTATTAATCATTTTTATTTACCTCTTATATTATTTTACGCTGCTACTATTCCAAGCGTACCTGCTTTAAAAGCATGATTATTAATCATCACTCTAACATTTAAAAAAGGCGAAGTAGTTGCATCTTGCGTATAACCAATCGGCTTGTTTAAATTATCTGGCTCTAATGTATAACCTATTACTTTTAAAGGAAGAGTAGCTGTTGTGTAGTCTATGTTATTAGCAGTAAATGTAGTTGCTAAGAATACTCCAGATTCACCTGTACGTGTATTACCATCAACTGGATTATTAGGCGCAAGGTTTGCACCGCCTCCACCAAGGCCAAGACCAAAGTTCCGACCAACCATATTATAGGTAAAACGTGCATCGTTTAGCTCATCCGTCCAAGTAGAAACCTGAATATCATAAACAACACTCGGGTCATCGATAACAAATGCAATAATTTGAGTGCCAGCCTGTACTCTAGTTGATGCAGGCCAATAAGCTGATTGTACCAACTTACCATTTATATCTGTATATCTACATCCAGCAAATACACCAACTACTGATACATTATTAGTTCCAGCATCACCATCTGTATTAAATCCATATCTTGCAATAGTACCACCGCCTTGGTTGGCAGCTGCTGGATTAAAGATAACAGGGTCTCCTGTAAAAACATTACTTGCATAAGTAGTAGCACCATCCGCACTTGCAGATATATAATATTCATTTGTCTTTTCAGTCCAAGAACCTCCGTTGATAGACGAAATAGGTCTTAAACCAAAAGGAGCATTGACGCCATACGCCATAATATTCCTCTATATTTATATTAAAAATTGAAAACTAAATTTGAATCTTTAAGGCTAAAAAACAAAAACCAAAAATACGATTTTAAAGGTTCGTAGAACCTATATACAAAGGAATCTTTTATGGGAAGATTAAAAACCAACTCAACGTTTTTATGTCTCGTCTGACGTTTCTTTTAAGGAAAAAAGATAAACCATGGATACGATTTTGATAAGTTCGTAGAACTTAAATTCACCCTCCCACAATCTTTAAAATAAAGGTTGTGGGAAAGTTAAAAAACATAAAACCAAAAAAGGTAAAAAACTTTTGAGTCTATTATAGCATAAAATAAAATATATAACAACTCACTCCATAATAACTATAGAAACTCCATCAGGTGCGCTTTGTACAAATTCACCACTTGCATCTAGTATAGAAATTGTAACAGAGTTTGTTGTTCTAACAGTCCAAAAGGCATGGTATACAGGAGGAGGTAATGCTCCGCCATTATAATTACTTCCTAAAGATAATATAACCCCATAATTTATTGAAGACATAGGAGTAGAAAAGTTCACCACGTAATTGCCATTATTTCCTGTTATGCTATCGACATTTTGCGACTTTTCAATAACAATAGTATTGACACCAGCGTTGATAGTATCAGTAAAAACTCCCCACGCTTCAGGCAAATAAGCATTATTAAATACTCCATTTACTGTTAAATCATTAACATTAGTGATATTGCCGCTGACATCTATAGATACTCCGTTGGTAGATATAACACCAGTACCATTTGTTGAAATAGATATATCTCCATTAGCATTATTATTTGTAATCGTTGAACCGCTTAAAGTAATATCGCCAACAGCAACGGAATTTAAATTGCTTATAGAATTATTTACATTAATAACAGGGTCGCCATTTATACCATCACTATTATCTATTTCAATATTAGAACCAGCCACTAAATTTCTTGTAGCATAAATAGAAGGATTATTGGCGGTAATAGTAGTAAATCCAGTAGACGCTATTTGATTAAAATTAGATAGAGAGTCTGAAATCTGAAATCCAATAGTTCCACCCGGTGGCTCTAAAGGATCTCCTGTTATTATTAAAGAATCATTAGAACTATTAGCTCCGACTGTAGTAATAGCATTTTGTCCAGAACCATAAGGCAATACAGACCAAACACCGTTAGTTGTAGTATTTTCGTCTATAGAAATTTCTTTTACCTCACCCGCTAAAATAGTGGTAAGTTCAGTTATTCCATCATTTAACATTAATTTAAATGATTCTGCACCTACATTATTAAATAGAAAAAAACTACCATTTTGTGCTTGAGTAGCATTTGGTAAAACTATTTCTCTATCTGCCTGATCGGAAGTAACATTTATTCTATCTGTAATAGATAATTGCCCAGTAGGAGTATAAAAAGGAAAATACAAGGTAATGTTTCCTGTTAGTTCTATTTTTTGATAACTAGCTGTAGCCATATTAAAAACTATCTATTGAAGTTGTTGTAGTATGAGACATATTGCCAACATCGTTAGTTACGCCTCTTAAGGATTTAATTTTATCTCTGTTTATTTTATCCAATCTAGCTCTTTCTCTATCTGAATAAACG